TCCGGCTGGGGAGGTTTCAAATTCATGCCTTGCGCTTTCGCGGAGGCGCGACCCTTGGCGTTCAAGCCGCCCTTCGGATTTTTGCCTTCTTTGCGTGTCCATGCTGGTGTCGTAGCCATTACGCCTGCCCGTTGTTTTTAATCAAAACCCCGATGACCACAATACCAATACCAAGACCTGCGCCGCTTGACTTGCACTGCCACTGGGCATCTGTCTTTTCGGCGTATGAAATTGGGTACGGGCGGGTAATAGCAAACGTATTTAAAAACGGAACGCTAAGAACTACGTTGTTGACACCTGCACTCGTTGTAAGCAACGCCCGGAACGTGGCGTACACACCCGATGTTACCGAGGTAGATGAAAAAGCGTCAAACTGGGTGAGGTGCACTGTATAACCAGCGGGGACCGTGTACACCGACATGTTAGTGCGGCCGCTGCCAATTGCAATCTGTGCATAGACGACAGCACCTGCGTCTTTAACGTATATGGTTCCTACTGCATTACCTGCGGTTGTAACTACGCTATTGATACGAAAAAACGACTTAGTGGTCGTAACGGCAGCAGTACCCGTCAAAGTGACTGATTCGCTAATACGTACATAATCTGCGCTCAAACCGCTAATCAAGATTGTAACGGCTGTGTCTGAAGCTGAACTACTAGTGACCAGCATAGTAGAAGCTACTGATGGGAATACGTAAGCGGTGTTGTTTTCCCAAGCAGCAATAAAACCGGTACTAGGGGTTGCTGTTGAGTAGCCAAAGACGTTAAGGACTTCGTGGTCCGTGATCTGGCCCCGAGCAACTTGCAGCTCAAAAGGCTCATTGCGGCCCGTACGGGTAATCGAAGAAACAACTGATGTTGCCATAACTAATCTCCTGTTTGTCGGGGGCCGAAGCCCCCAAGATTAATTAGGCTGTGTACGAACCGTTGGTTGGGACGTAGTAGAAGATGCGGCCAGCGACAGTGCCGCCAGTACCGGCTGAAGCACCAACGCTGCCAGTGACTTTAACCATGTCTGTAGCAGACATCACAGCACCCAGACTTGTACCAGCAGTAGATGTTTCCCAGTTAACGCTGGCTTTGGCAGTAGTGCCCAGACCTTCGTTAATCAGAGTGCCGGGGCTGGCTGTGCCTGCGGTGTACAGGTTGAAACCCATATCAAACGTAGGAGTCGTGCCGCCAGTGATAGCTGCATTGGTTTGAATCGAAGTGACGATTGCGCCCATAGGCAGGACAACAGCGGCTGTGTCCGTGCTGGACTTTTGAACTGCGGTACTGGCAACGGCTGCGCCGCTGAAATAGAAGTCAGCAACCATCAACATTGAACCAGCGTATGCTGTTTTAGTTGTGTCGCCGCCACCTGAACGCCAGATGGATTGTGTGGTTGAGGTAGCCATAGCAGTGTCCTTACATGCAAGTAAGCGTATCAATCTGCATGTCGTCCAGCCGGGACTGGTTTGATACGCCGGAAAGCCCGGAGTACTTGCAATATACACGGATTTTAAAAAGTGTCAACAAAAAAGGGAGCCGAAGCTCCCTTTTTCTGTCAAGCTACAAGAGCTTAAGACGAACCGCTTGAGCCCCATGCGCCCAATGGATCGCTCCAGCCGAAGCTGTAACGTTCGCGGGACTTGTAACGGACATTGCCCGTGTCGAAATCACCGTCCATCGAGTTGTTCAGAGCAGTACGCTCGAAGTGCTTCAGGCCGTTTGGCACATCAGTCATCAAGAACCAAGCATTGCTGTCGGTCAAGAAGTGATTGATGGCATAGCCTTCAGGGATCGAACCGTTGTTCTTCAAAGCATTGATATCGTTATCGGCAGTGCCAACGCGGAGGTTGGTTTCCAGCAAACGAGTAGCAACGAATTGCAGAGCAGGCGGAACAATCATCTTGCGTGGCTTGGCGGCGATCAGCAGACCGCGCTCATCAGTCCATGCAGCGATTTGAATCACAGCATTTTCCAGTGAGGTTTCGTTCAAGTCAACACCAGTTGTCGGGCTGTTGTAGTTAACGCCGCCATTGACGAGTGGGTGACCCACGCGTGCGCTGGAAGAGTTAACGCCGAACAACGAAACACCGTCACCGCCAAGGTACGAACCGCTGAAACCGTTATTGATAACGCCGGCAGCTTTGACCTGTTTGGTGTAGGCCATGGCACGAGCCAGACCTTTGGTGTAACGAGCTGACAAACTGTCGTACAAGTTATCTTCGACAGCTTCTTCAGTGATCGAGAAGCCAAGAGCGATGGTTTCGTGGCTGTAACGTGCAGTGAAGGCTTCTTGCGCATTGTCATAAGCAATGGCTTGGCCCTCGTTCTTCACTGGTGCAGCACCGAAGCCGGACAGCTTGGTTTCTTCTTCAAAGGAACGCTCTGATTTCTCAGTTTCGTAGATTTCCTTGTGCTCTTCGCCGTAACGTGCATATTCCAGACCGAACAAAGCGTTCAAGCCGGGGAGCAGTTCTTTAAGTAGTTGTGCGCGTGAAATTGCCATGATCTAGCTCCTTAGATACCAGTGGGGTTGGAATACGAATGGGCCACTGGATTGAACTTGACCAGCACATCGGTGAAGGCATCGCCAACAGTCGAGAAGCCTTGCATGTTCGGGAAGCCAACAACGCGGAATGCCCAGCCGGAAGTCGTCGTAGCTGTGGAGCCGATGACGATAGCCGTATTGGAATTGCCGGTAGTAGTGCTACCTGTGGATGTTGACTGAACAGCGTTCAAGTACACGTTAGCGCCCAGAGCAGCTTGTGCCACAGTGCCGACAGACTGAACTTGGAACACAGCACGATCGTCGTCAATGACGTATGCAGTAATGGCAGTGCCAGTAGGTGCAACAGTATTGGCTGGATAGAACTGAGCGTAGATCACCTGACCTTGAGCATTCACATAGGAGCAGCCGACGAAAACGCCGATTGTGCCTGCTGGGAATGGTGTCGAAGCATCGCCGTTTGTAGTAACGATGTTGAGGTAGCCAGACGTGTTAATCGCAACGATCGAGCCATTAAAAATGTTCGTGTTGTAACCCGCTGGGTCGATAAGAAACTGACGTGTGCTACCCGAGTAAGGCAGACCACCCAGTTCGTTTACGGCTTTAAGACCGTAGGGGGATGCAGTTGATGCCATGAGGCACTCCTTTATTTAGAACCTGAACCAAAACCTTGTCCGCGACTGGATGTTGACTTGCGGTCAGCAAACAGAGGCATCCGAGGATCACTATTTCGCATAAAGTGGTTGTCCACTGAGTCCATCTGGTTCTGAGCTTGCTTGTTGTAGTACTCATCACGGGCTCCCGCCATATCAGAAGACATCTTGCAAAGCATGAGTCCGCCAATTTCAACGTTACCTGTTTTGTCACTACCAACCAGCATCAGTTCTGGATGATCCGCAGCTTTTACCGGAACCCAGCCTTCGCGCATCTTGCGAGACACGTTAGTTGGATTAGCCTCGCCAAGCAAATGCGTCATGATCCAACGGTACACATAACCCGGCTCTGGAGTCGGATCAGGTAAGGCCGATGGTGGCACATATACGGGACGAGTTGTCTTATCGCGTGACACGATATCACGGGGGGTACGATTATTTTCAGCCATTCTGACGCTCCAATTTAGCTACTTCAGCAGCATACTGCTGCGGGGTTAGTCCATACTTTTTAGCCAACGCAACTTGCGTTGTTGTCAGCTGGATTTTCTTCGTTCCGGAGGAACGAGCCGCAGAGGCAACTACTGACGCGGGACGTTTAGTGTCACTGACCCGTGGCTTATCTTCCGTCTCCCCAAAAACTTCGGGAAACTTAGACTTCATGCGAGCGTCAATTCGCTCGAAATATTCATCGCTACGCGGGTCAACCCCGTTATTGACTAGATTTTGGTGCAGCCCTAGTGCAAAGCTGGATACATCTTCAAACCCCTCGGCCCCGAACCACTGGTTTTTGGCTTGCCAGCGCAAGGTTTTTTCGTCCGGTTGCACTTGGGGTTGTGCAGGTTGCCTCGTTTGTACAGCAATATCTTCCTGTTGTAAAGGTGCAGGTCGAAAATTCTTTGCCGCAGTAACTTTCATCTTGGCATCAGTAAGCGCCTCTTGCGCCGCAATAATGCCGTCAGTATCAAAAGCTTCTTGTGCAATCTTATAGTCACGGCGTGCTTTGTCTAACTCAGCTTCCGCTGCGTTCTTAGCCATTTCGCCATACTGCTGTGTGCCGTTGTCCACATACTGTTTGAGCTTTGTATTCTCATTCTGCATGTGTTGGGCAAGACGCTCAAGCTCTTGCTTTTCCCGCTGAAGGGCTTCTTTGGCTCGTCGTTCATCGTGACGGGCATGGGTCAACTCCTTGATCCGCTCTTGAGCACCCTTGGTGTAGTTCTCAATCTCGTCGTCTGTAGGGTCAGCCACTTCCCGGTTCAGGGGCTTGCGGCCCTTGTCACGTTCAGGCGTGTCGTCAATGACTTCGATTTCAATATCGCCGTCATCCTGTTGCGAAATAACAACTTCCTTATCGGACTCGTTGTCTTCGTCTGGGAACTTAAATGCGGTAGCCATTAGTTACTCCTTCAAGCGCGGGTTATGCCACGGGGATCTTGGATAGTCGATTCGATCATGTCATCGTTGATGACTCGAAACTCTTTTCCATAGATTTTTAAACGCGTACCAGAATAGGTACGCACGAGTACAAAGTCACCTTCTTTGCACCAAGGACCCGATGGGAACTTGGCCGGGTCTTTGTATGCGTCAGGACCAATTTTCACAACAAACAACACGGTTGTGGCGTGTTCTTCTTGCTTCATGAATTGACCCGCTTTGACAATCGAGGAGTTCTCAAAAGTCTCAACAACGTCAGGCACTGCACAGAGAATCTTCCAACCGGTTGGGTCTGGAAGCTGTCGTGCTTTTTCTTCGTCAGTAGCTTCTACCGCTGGGGCTTCGGCCGACTGAATAGCTTCTGGCAGGGCAAAGCTGCCCGGTTCAAGGTTAAGTTCACTCATCTGATTCTTCCGCTTTCTTAGCAAGGTCAAGTAGATAACGCTCTGCAAGGGCTAGACCCTGAATAATCCCGCAGAGTTTTTGATATTGGTCGAACGACTGGCAGGCTCCCCCAGAGAGGTCGTCTGCGTAGTTGTTCATATCGGTGCGTATTTGTTCACGTAATACGCGTACGAAGTCTTGAATCATTTAAGTAGTTGGGCCTTTTGGCTGTTGGACTTTCTGAGCCGCCTCGTGGCGGGTTTTTGCGATGTCGATGCCCATGCGGACACCTTCTCGTTCTTGGTCGGCCTGCAACTTGGCATCCGCCTGTTTGATTTGTGCACCTGTACGCAGCCCATCTAGCTCCATCTTGCCTGAGAGTGCCTGCTCTTTAAGCGCGTGATCGTCGGCTTTGGCGGCAGAGTCTGCGGCCAGTTGCTTTTCTTTGAGTGCCAACTCGCCTTTTTTGATTTCCAACTCGCCTTTTTTGATCTCCATGTCCTGCTGTTGAAGCTGAACCAATGGATCTTGGGCTTGTTGTTGCGCTTGTTGTTGTGCGGCTTGGGCTTGATTCTGC